GACTGATATATGTACGTGACTCGTAGTCGGCACGGCCCGCTCCGAAACTCGCGCACTCTTTTCCTTGAGCCGCTGTATTTCTAACTCCAACGCCGCCACGGTATTGCGAATCTGAGTGTCTGAGTACGCGGCCTTTTCAAACCCGTCCGCACACACTTTCTGCAAGTCCGTTAAATTCTGAGCCCACAGTTCAGTCGAGGACCGAAGCTGGGCCATTTGGTTTTGGATGCTTGCTTGGAAAATTCTCACGTCGTCGTTAGTCTTGTTGTAGGCAGTATCGTCGGACTGCAAAAACAAAAATAACCCGCCCACGATCATCACGAACCCGAGCCCTAGAGTCATTGTAACTACCGTCATGTATCGCCCCCCTTTAAAGTCGCTCATATTTTCTTCGTTCCTCGTTCACTTGAGCTAACCCCGTACGCGTCCGCCGTGCCTGGGCATTGGCCGCCGCTAAGTCCGCAAACGTGTCCATGAATTCTTGGAGTTCCCCGTTAGCTAATGCCCGGGAAAGGGAAATATCAACCTCGTTGAGCGTGAGACCGCATCCAAGTTGAAAGCGAACAAAGCCGAAAACCCAACGGGCTACCGCCGAGGTTAGTGAACTATCTAATTGTGACATGATTTTAACTACCCCCTTTTAGTGCCCCACCACAATTGCAGACACAAGTATTCTTGGCAAGAAAAGAAAAGGCCCCAAGGTTTCCCCGGGGCCTTTTGCAATAACACACGCACTAAAAGGTGAGCCCACCCTATCACCCGACGCGGGATTTTCCAAGGGTTTCAAGGGCCGGGAACAAAACCCCCCGGGGAATACGTCCAAGACCTTAGACCCTTTGAAGCGGCGCGGTTTTATTTCAGGTTGACCGGACCCATACACCACAAGTGTATGATTGCCCCACACTAAAGGGGGCCCATCTTGACTTTATCTGAATTTATTCAGCATCACGGTTACGCTTTTCAACCCACACAACTCGACGGCACGTTTCACGAGTACACTGACACCTTAGGCAACAAGGGTTGGTACATTGGTAGCGAACTATCGACGGGGAAGATAACTTTTACATTCGGGGATTGGCGTAAACCCGGTTTCGCGCTAACATACGTTCAAGGGACCGACGGGGTAAACGAGAATGGTTTAACCGAAGCCGAGCGCCTGGAGTTCAAAGCTACTACGGAGAGATTCACCCTTGAGAAAATCAACCGCCAAGAACAAACCAAACGAAACTGCCAAGAGATATTTGCTCGATGGGACAGAGTTGGTTCCTCAGGACATTCCGCCTATCTACACGCGAAATCACTCCCCCCTAGAATCGACGGAACTATTGTCAAACCTACTGAGCCTACGGGGCACGTGTTGGTTGTCCCCCTTCGGGACGAACACGGAACTCTGTGGAACTTTCAGTCCATCTACGACGACGCCTCTAAGCAATTCTTCAACTTCGGCCGCATCGACGGATTGTTCTTTGAAATCCCAGGGAACGACACGACCTATATTGTGGAGGGGTTTGCGACGGGCGTGGCACTCTCTGTTTCAACGGGGGCTCGGGTCATTGTTGCGTTCACTCTCTCGAACCTTCGCGCGGTAGCTGAGAAGTTCCCGGGCGCTGCCATTGCCTGTGACTTCGATGGGGCTACGCTTGAAAAAATGCTTGGGGCCAAGAACCCGGACCCGCACAACCCGGGGTTAAAAATCGGGATGCAAGTCGCAAAAGACCTTACCCGGGAACTCTTCTCCCCCACCCAGGACTTTAATTGTAAGGAAAATATCGACTTCTCGGACCTGTTTATTTCTAAAGGCAAAGATGCAGTCAGAGCGGCCCTGCAAACTCCCGTGGACCTTTCCCTGGGAACCCCACCAAAAGCCCCCCCGGGGGCTACAGGCTCTAAACATCCCGTCGTGGGTCGCTGGGTTAATGGTATCCCCCCGTTCACTATTCAACTCACTCGTCGTGGTGTCCCCATTTTGCCGGAAGAAGTCACCGTCGCAGAGAAACTCTTTTCCTATTGGGAAGGGAACCTCGTCAAATCCAGTGAGGGCGACGTTTTTGTGTGGACCGGGAAGGTTTGGCGGGCCGCTGAGAATCCCGACGAACAAACCTGGCTTCAACAAATCATGGTCATGCACGGGGGCTACGGTACTAACTCACGCTTCCGCTCCATTCTAAACGTCTTTGTTACTATGATCCCATTCACCGGGCAAAACCTCTACGCCCCCAACCCCTACCGAATAACCTTCAACAACGGAACCCTGGCAGTTGATTTTGTTGGGGGGAAATGGGCTTTGTCTTTCGGGCCACACTCCAAACTAGACTATTGTGTGAATCTCATCCCACACGACTACGACCCACACAACAAAACAACCAACCCACTGTTTGAAGAAACTCTCAAAAACATACTCGGCGACGATGAGTTCCTCGCGAAAAGACGGGCGACCGCGCAATTGTTCGGAAGCTGCCTTGCCCCTGTGTACCCTAGGCTGTTTCTATTGGTGGGGAAAACCGGCTCAGGCAAAAGCACCCTTATTATCCTAGCCTCAAAACTCGTAAGCGAAGGCAATATCGCCAACGTACAACCCGCCGACTTCCAAGGGTTTCTTATGGAATCCATGGTCGGACGACTCGTTAACATGGTCACAGATATTGATTTCGTTAAACCCATTAGCGACGCCGTCATCAAACAAATCGAGGACCGCGTACCTATCCTAATCAATAGGAAGAACAAAATCGCCGTTAGAGCCCCCTTCCCCGCCGTCCATGTGTTCGGGGCGAATGACCTACCTCCCACGCTAGAACGCGGTAGCATGGCCCATACGAGGCGCTGGACCTTCATTCCCTGTAACTACTTCCAACGCGATATTACCGAACACGACAAACACCGAATTGATAAAATAATGCAGAGCGGAATGCAGGGCATTATTAACTTCGCAGTTGAGGGTTTAAAGGACCTTTTGGAGTCACATGGACACTTCTTTGTACCGGAATCGGGTAGAGAAAAATTGAGGAAATGGCAGGTCGAAAATGACCCGCTCGCGAGTTTCCTTGAAGCCGTGAGGGAGGGGGGAGCGGACCCTAAAATGGGGGGTGGTTACGTACCCGATATTTACCTAAATGACGATGGGCGTTGTTACACAAATATAGTCTGGGAAGAGTTTAGAAAATGGCATGTGGACGCTTATAACACGCTGCCCAAACTCCCTAAGATGAAATTTTACACCAAGCTTGAAGCCCTGTTTGGGGGGAAATATAAGTCTATGGGACACTGGGTCTTTAGGGGCATAGCGTCAAAACTGTCACCAATTGACGCGGGGGGGACAGAGTTAGGGAATAACAAACTCCCTAAAACAGGGGTAGGTAGACCAAACTCCCTAAATAACGCAGGCCACAAACTACTGGATAACTCTAATGATTTATTTTAGTAGGGAGTTTTATAGGGAGTTAGGGAATAATATTTCAATATATTATCTATAGGGGGGAAATAAGAATACATATTGACGCGTCACACCGTGTACGTATACGGCTATGGAGTTTAGAGCAAACTCCCTGGGAAACTCCCTAGAAAATGGTGCAATGTGTTAGTGATGAGAATTTATCCGGTCACAACTTTCCTATATTTAGGGTCCCAAATCGTGGCGCTTGGACCCTACGTTTTTCGGTTAAAAGCTGTGTTTAATTTCCAAGAGTGTCCATTCCGTGACCTGATGAGTCAAAGTGCTTGGGAACCCGTGAGGGTAACGCAAGTGTACAACTACAACGAAACACTTCCCGAGGAATGGCGACCGTGGTGCAAGGCTGCCATGGACGACTTGTTCAAACCACAGGTCTAGTTTCCCTCAAGACAGGCCCGGTATTCCTTGGCCACGAACTTCTCGTCGGGAATTGTTGCGTTGCAATACTCTGCGCGGGCGGCGTTCTTGGCGACCCGAGCGTAGGCCGTAGGTCCCCCAACAACGAAAGCAAAGTATCTCGACTTGATAAAAGCCGGGGAGGTTCCGACAATGCCTATTGTAAACACCAACGCGAAAGCCTTAAGATAGTTCATACGAACTCCTTTGAGTGAGGTTGATTTGAGTAGCAAGGTTCCGGTACCAATTCAGAAAGCCAAGGAAGCAGATTTTCAATCTGCCAAAGGCTGGGCCCAAGATACGTGGGCACCAATAGCTCAACAACGCTATGAGGCGGCGGCCCGGGGGGAATCTTCCCCGTGGCTTGGCGTAAAGCAATGGGCGACTGAGATTCCCTTGAATATGAACATGCGTGGCGCAGGGCTTGAAGATAACATCGCCCTGAGGGAACAGAAATTCCAAGCCGAAATGCAGCGGCTTCAAAAACTTGCCGAGCAAAACAAAAGCGGAAAGATACTCCAAACCGAAACCCCGTGGACCGGAGTGCGCTAAGGAAAAGGGAAGGGAGTACCGCGCGTGGGAATGTGTATAGGTACGTGTGAGAGTAGGTCATTTCAATTTCCTTTCCCCGAACTGAATCGGTAGTTCACGTCTGAGTAAATCCATTATCTCATCCTTGATTGACAAACGCTTGTTGTTCTCACTTGGGAACACGAGCCTGTACCGCGCTGAGAACTCATCCCAGGGAGTATCATCGGGCGGGCCCGAGACCACGATGTGTCCGTGTTGAACCAAGACCCAAGCGATTTCATCCCAGTTGTAAAGTTCTAGATCGGTGCCCTTGGCCAACTTGAACCAAAGGGCGGTGATTGGAAAAGTTCTCATTTGGAATTCCTCGTTTGGAAAAGGGTTTGGAAAGTCGGCGGTCTGAAAGAAAGGAAGGGGAATCTACGCGTGGGAATTCCGTATAGTGAGCGCGATATTATGCACCGGTTATGCACCTCCCCCACGCGTGAGCTACGTGCGCGCGTAGTGATAGGCAAGGCATGGGGATAGGCGTAGGCATAGTCGGGTCGGTTCCCCGGGAATACCGGCCGCCGGTTGGCCAATTGGCGGGTTGGGTTCCCGGCCGGGTTGGCCGTTTGAGGGCCTTGGCCGGTCCGCCATTGAACGCGGGCCCCAAACGCGGGTTTGGGTTCGGGTTTGGGTTCAACGCTCAACCACGGTCCAGCCAAGGCCCTAAAATCGGGCCTTGGCCGGTCCGCCATTGAACGCGGGGGTTGAGTTTGGGGTTTGGGTTGGGTTTGGGGATTCATTGGCAAACCTCAAAGTACTTAGCGATTGAACCGTCAAGGTTCCGAATCGGGTATTTTCGGCAATACACGCACATGCGGGAACCGTCGGGGAATTCCCGACACATCTCTTGGAATTCGTCGCGTTCCACGGGAATACTTGCGGGTTGGCGGTCCGGCGTTGAACAGCCAACGGCCAACGCGGCCAACCAACACAACGCCAAGGCGGTTACAACGGTTTGAACGTGTTTCACTTGGCACCGCCTGTGGCTTTGGCGATTGCAACGCGTACCATAGCCCAGATTTGTTCGCGCTCGTATGCACTATTGCGCTCTGAAGAGTCAGGTGCATGGGTGTATTTGTCCATAGCAATGCACGCCTCAAGCAACTCCGGTGCGGCGGCTATGAGAATTGCGTCGGATGCGTCTCCACATATAAGCGCTACGCCTAATGCGTTCTCATCTTTAACCCGGTAAATGTTTAGTTTGGTATCGGATGACTTCTCGTCAAAATACCACGGCCCCGGCGTATGTTTAGGCTTATTCATCTTGTCCCCCTAGTTTGGATTGGTTAATAAACACCGCATGTTCTTTGAGTTCCCTCAAAATCAGTCGATACACTTGGCCGATTGAGCGGCCGGGCCCGTCAAGGTTCCGCCCCTCAGATACCCAACGGCCGTCAACCACGCGAACTGAAAAGAACCAGTTCGAATGTGATTCGATTTTCACTTCCAAGGTCGTGGGATACGTGTAGGTTCCCGATTCCTCAATGCGAACCCCGCCAAAGTCCACGGACTGAATTATGGCTTGTGCTTGGTATTCAAGGCCAAACTCACGGCGCTTGGAATCCAACCGCCGGTTGAGTTTGAGTACTTGGCGAACAACTTCCAAGGGCCCCTTGGCCGCTTGGGTTGTGAGGTACAATTTGAGTTTACTCATTGGAACCCCCTTGGCCGATTGTTAACACTTCCACGACTGATTCACGTGGTTGAAACTCGGATTCATTGAGTTGGACAACCCCGCCAAGTATTATTTTCCCGGCGAGTACATCTAGAGCCAACGTCAAGGCCCCGATGGCCCCGCGTAGGTCCGCATCGTACGGCCGTTGAACAGCGTAGGAACCGTTGGCCATTTTCACGTACAGCGTGAATTTTCCATTTTCCTCAACCACGCGACACAAGTCGTGGTTCAACAGGATTTTCCTAGGTTGTGGTTTGGCCGGTTTGGCCGTTTGAACTGAATTCATAATTCCCCCGACGGAACGAGGCCCCGTCTTGGCGCTTGAAAATTCCCCGGGGAGTTGATTCCCCCCGAGTTTGAAACTAATTAGGCAACGACTAATTCCATGGCGGCGTCGAAAGCTTTCTGATTCACGGCGCGGTTGTCCCCAAACCAAAGTGAATCCATGCGTACATCGTCGGAGCGACCGGAGTTGTAACTCAAGTATTGAGTAACGCCATTGTAGAGGGCCCAAACGGTTCCACGCGCATCGCTTGAATCATTGCCGTGACCAACCTCGAACAGCTTTTGTATTTCATTGTTCAAGTTCTCACGGGCGATCTTCTCGCGGTCTGATTCGGCGGCCGCGCCGTTGTAAAAGACCACGTCAACGTATCGGGCCAAGTCCGATTTATTTATATGGCGCTTGGCCATAGCGCGGTATTGTTCGGCCGTTGCCTCAAACGAAGCGTTGGCCGCGTTCACGGTTTCACGTAACAGTTCAAGGTTGGCCAAGGTTTGGCCGGAGTGAAACACGCGAACCAGTTTCGAATCCTTAGCGTTGTGAGCCATGGCAAGCGTGTTGGCGCATACAACGCGGATTGGAGTGAACCCAACGCGGACCCCAGTGATTCCATCGTGGCCGTTGGACAGCATCAGGTATTTTCGAACCACGTCGCCCTTGACGATTTCCATTTCGGGTTGGTTGAGCGCCGCTAGAATCCAGATTTTCTGCCCTGAGCGGAGTGAACCGGCGGTTTCAAACTTGCACAAACCCGATTCGTGAAACGGGGCAAAGAAATTGAGCGCGTCTTGATTCTGCAACGGCTTATAGCGTTTCCCCGCGATACCTAAGACGGTTGAATCGGAATCCCGCACAATGGCGCGGGCCTTGGGAATTGCAATCCCGTCAACCGTGACCAACGCCCGTTGTGAAACCGTCCAGTCAAGCCCCGCCATTTTCAGGACTTCAGCGATTGACGGCGCGTTGGCCACAACCTTGCCTAGGTTGTGCCATGGCGTTTCTTTTACGCTGAACATGTTCTCTAGTTCGTGAGCCATTGTGTTCCCCCGTCGGTACTAGGCCCCGACTTGGCGCTTGGTTTGGGAAAATTCCCTCACCTGTTGAACGTATCGGCGGGGCCCCGGGAAACTAAAGGGTTTGGTAAAAGATTTATTTTCCGGGAACACGGCCGCCAACGTGGAATCCCCGGCCGCCAACCAACGGCCGCGCGGCCGTGGACGCTTAGCCGCGCGGCCGCGCCGTTCCCCGGGAACACGTGCGCTCAAGGCCCACAACTCAAGGTTATGCGTGAATCCTTTAGGGCCAACCCTTGGTAACTACAGGCCCTTGGCTCAATGCCATGGTATTCCCTAGGAATACAGGCCCCAACGCCATGGTATTCCCTAGGACAAGACGTTCCCCAAGACGGGGGGTAGGGGGTCAACGGCTGCGGAAATCTACAGTCACCCCGACCCCCAGTTTAAAAATTTCAAAACACCGTGTAACTTTGACACACTGTATTGTAAACCCTCGGGCTTTAGTAGATACTTAGGTATAACCTTCACTAAAGGAAATACCAATGAGACCCGTAGACCCAGAATTTCAGAAGTACATCGAACCTCGGCTTCGAGAACATTTGCAAATGCTCCCTCCCCACATGCACGATTCAATTATGAATTACGTGCTTCACAGGTTAGAGCCCGGCGACTTTATGTATGCGGTTCTCACCAACAATTTAAAGGAAGCCGTGGTCCACGCGGACCATATAAACAAGGACTCTTTGGTTGGTTGGGTCGAGTTTTGTATGTGGTACTTACCGTCGATTTGTTGGGGTTCCCCCCAACGTGTAAATGCTTGGCTCAATCCCGCGCCGCAAGTTCAAGATGATTCCCCCGATTCGGATTCCGGTGCTGTATGAGTGCAATGCAAGAATCCTACGAAGCGGACTTGAAATTTATGCGGGCCCACAATTCTTTGCAGCTAGAAATTGGTTCCACGCAATTTATGAAAACATTTTTCCGTGGCCCGAGCGGTCTTTACTACGACGCCATTGGTGACGAGGTTTTCCACGTGACTCACATAGGGGGCACGGACGCCACGCCAATTTACATTATTGAGTTTTGTGATTCCAGACAGGACGGGGCTTTGGTTGACCACGGGTTCAATTATTTTTTGGGGGTCGTATGAAAACCTTCAAGATTCGGCTCTACATCGATATGCGAGTCGTTGTGCAACAAAGGTCCGCTGAGACGTGGCAAGTGTGGCCTCAGAGATTCCGTGACGGTGAGTGGACCGATCATGCTGGGGAAGCGGTAGCGATTGAACAGTCTCGTGCGAAGGCGATGCTTAAGGCGCTCAAATTCTGTCAAACGCTTATTACCAATGTCGAAGGCCCGTGGGCGTTCCGATGAAACCCCCCAATCGTGGCGGGCGTAATTTGATTGTGTTTACTCCCCACCAAATCCAGAAAGTCAATTTCTTGTGGTACACGAACGCCCGGAACATTACTGATATTTCTAAAGTGCTTGGGTACTCGGTTCCGGTTGTTGAGCGCAACATTTTCCCGACAAGGTCTCAATGGGAAGAATGGGAGCGACGTTGTGTCTTGGGGGGTCGGTTATGAACCAACTTGATTTCGAGAAGTTCCTCGACGACGACGAGTTTGAGTCGCTCAAAGGTACAATCACGTCAACGCCTGTGACCCGGAACAAACTTCTCATTCAATTGGCTCTAGCGACTGGGGCCCGGGCTTCGGAGTTACTCGCGTTAACGAACAAGTCACTTATCGCCAAGACCAATTCGGTACGAATCGTAGGTCTTAAGGGTTCGAACGATAGGGATATTCCGTTGAATAAAATTCTTTTCAAATCTCTCACTCAGCTTCCCGACGGCCGGTTGTTTGATATTTCCTATGATCGGCTTTACCAGATTTGGTTGGAGTTCGCGCCACGCAAACACGCGCTTGATAAGAAGTTAAAGACGTTTCATTGTTTGAGGCATACGTGCGCGGTTCGTTTGTACAAGAAAACCAAGGACGTGAAGCTTGTGCAAATGGTTCTCGGCCACAGGGATTTGCGAAACACTATGATCTACGTTGATTTTGTTTACTCTCAAGAAAAGATGCGTGAGGGGATGGGGGTTTAGCGTCCGACCCCTAGTTTCTTAGATTCCCGGTGAATTTCGTCTCTGATTTTATCGCTTTGGCAGTAGCATCCGTCGGGAATGGACACGCCCGGCGGGCAAATGAAAACACAATCACCGATTTTCTCGGACGTACAGGCCGCAAGGAGCGTGACAACGAAGCATCCGAGGGCGACGCCGAATAGAATTGCGATTGCGGCCTCAATGTAGTTCCCCCATCCCCACGGATGTCGGCAAAAGAAAATTCCGCCACAATTACAATCGGGTTTCATTTCGGCACCTTTATAGTTCGCTCCCCGGTGTAATGGTCTGCTACAATTTCAAGTAGCTTTAAGCCCTCAATCCTCAGCAGAGCAGATTGGATAAATAAAACTCCACCGTCGGTAGATGTATCTATTCTCTCCCTTACAATTCGCCGCAAAGTTTCAATGGCTATGCTGAACTTGGAGTTTAATTCAACGTAATCTTGCAAGGGTACGGTTTCCGAAACTAGCACGCCATTATGATAGGCCTCTGTAACTAATAATTTGTCGTCAGTCATGCTTTACCCTCAATCCTCGCAAGCGCCTCACTAGCGGCAGACCTAATAATAGAACGAGCGCGCTCGATTTCCTCTATTGGCGCGGTCGGTATAGTTTTCATCTTAATTAGCGCATCCACCGCGACCGCCAGCTTAGTTTCAATGTCTGCGAATTTACTCTGCCACTCAATCGCGAGAGCGTCCATGCGGTCCCTCTCCTCAGTCAGCTTGCCAGCATCGCTGAATATACGAGCGAGGGCTTTCTCTTGCTCGTTGATTAGAGCGTTGGCTTTGTGGAGTTCCCAGCGAAGATGCTTAACTGCCGGAATGTCACAATCACCGCTATGGTCGTCGGCGTATTCGCGATTTAGCCGCTCAATCTCAGCCTTGGCCTTCTCAAGCTTAACTAGCAAGTGATCTCTGTGAGCATCTTTCTCACGCATTAGTTTCTCTAGCCCCCTAACCCGCGCAAGTGCTTCGGTGAGGGCGCTATGCTCTACCATGCGTACATACTCCACTGGAGTAGTTGTTGAGTTATGAACGACTGCGCGGCCCAAAGCTACGGGAATGCATCCTCCAACATATGTAATCTCACACTCCCTCTGCGGCTCGGCTGGCTTGGGCTCTGCGTAGGGACATTCCTTTGGCAGCACACAATTCTCCCATTCAAACGCACCACACTTTTTACAGCGAGTATACTCACTCACTCCGCACCATCCCGCGCTGTGGGGCGCTTGCTCTTTGGTTTGCCCTTGCAAACTTTTGCCTCGTAATCAATGTCTAGCCCTATGTGCGTGTCTGCTCCACAGGCCGCACATTTATAAACGTGATAGCCCCACGTTCCTCTGCTCGACTTGACTGGCTCCCACTTGTGCGGCTTCATTTTCGCCACTCGCGCCAGCGTTTGAGCGCATAATAAGCATCAGTTGATGCACTCTGCGCTAACTGCCCAAGCAAACTGTATCCGCATCCATACGCGCACTCGTCTGGATGATTCTTTTGAATGTTATCGGAGTGATCTTTTATGCTCTCTAAGGCTTCCACCAACGCAGTCACTTGCTCTGACGCTAGGGCTGCGGCGTAGCCTGCAACATATATCTCGACGGCGCGTGGGAAAAGAGGATGCTGTGGTGCTACCCATGTTTTATGTACATACGCTTCCGCCAACTCGGTCGCATCACTCGGGCGATGGGGGTTAGTCATCGTGTTCTCACTTTCGTTATACCTTTGCATGGAGAATTTTTATCGTCCGCCCTGCGTACATTCCCACAGCGCTTACAAGCTTGAACGCCGTTGTGAATATTGTAAACAAACCACTCATGCTCTCCTGGCTCCCACTTCATCCTTGTAGTCGGCACCTTTGAGCCTCTGTACATCGTGCTCATCACTCACCTTTCTCTCTCGCTACTGGGCGCTTGGTGCGTAGACAATTAAAAAGTTTAACTAGTGTAGGGATCTTATGCTCGTTCTGCCAGTTTGGAGGCCAGCAGTCGGGACATAGGTCAATTTCTGGCCCTACGACACCGTAGGACATAGACAGTTCACCGCGTGACCAGTCTACAGGTGCATTGTTGTGAACGATGATTATCTGCTCGACTCCGCAGCCATCGCAAATATATTTAGTGCCATTATACTCCATCATAATTTTACCTCCGCCCGAATTGCGCTCAGGGCCTCTCGTGCGTTTTTAGCGCAGTAGTCGCATCCATCGTTGCGCCCGCCCATCGAGCTAATCAGCTCCAACGCACTCACCGCTGCGATCAGCGCATTGTGTAGCGGCGCGAGGCGGGCGTGGTAGACCTCGACTGGTTCGGCTTCAATTGCATCAACATGACGAGCTACGCGGTCCTCGTCTAGACAAAGCTGCCCGTCTACGTCATCAATCGGAATATTCCATACGCCGCACTCTTGATTTACGTCAAACGCCAATCTCTCGCGCAGCTTCGCGGTTAGGTCAGAGGGGGTCATTGAAAACCTTATTCCAAAACCAAGCGTTCAATACTATGAACAGCCCAACGGCAAACACAAACAAACAAACAAATAAGTATGCCGTCGCCAAGCACTGATCCGAAAAATGTTTCAAACCATGTCGTTATCATCTCACTCCCTCCCGGCCCGTGGGCCTGATTAATAGCCGTAGCCGTCGCCGTCGCCGTCGCCGTAGCCGTAGCCGTAGCCGTTGCCGTAGCCGTCGCCGTCGCCGTCGCCGTAGCCGTAGCCGTAGCCGTTGCCGTAGCCGTAGCCGTAGCCGTTGCCGTAGCCGTTGCCGTAGGAATTTTGACTCTCGTCAAAATTTACAGTGCGCTTTTCCACTTGCTCTCGTCGCATGAGATCGCAGCGACTACGGTCAGATAATCGAACTCCACTAGGCCACCACATTTGTCTAATTTCGTACCACTTTGCGGCCCATTCATCGCAAGCTCGCCCAATCCCTTTGATGTGCCCCATGTTCTAATCACCGCCGCATTATGCAGTTTGCACTCTGATCCGTCGCGCTCTAAGCGTCCGACCATAACCCAGCCGCGCTGAAGCACTACAATTTTAGTGTCGCCGTCGTACTGAATTTGCGCGCTACCTTTTGGCACGTACTTAACTCCATTTACTTCAATCTCACTTGCATCTAGTTTCATACTTTCTCCTTTGTTAAATTCCTCAAAAAACTCCAACACCCGCGCAAGCTGCTCATGGTCTACCGATAATCTACTCTGCTCGCGCCACGCAGATAGTCCACAATTTACGCCGGGCCAGCGCCACTCACGCGGGCGTCAGAGACAAACTACTTACTTTTGCGCGGTTTGCGCTAGCAGACGCCTAGATGAAATATAACTTTCATTGCGGCAATCGTTAGTATCGCTGCGAACGTAAAACCTGCTCCGTAAATCATACCGTTAACGAAAATCATTTAGTTTCCTTTGGTTTGAGTGTTTAGTTCCCACACAGGGACTAGGTCGTCTCGTTTGAATGCTACTCCCCGTTTTGTGCAAAGGTCACAACAACCAATGCGTTCGAGGACCGCGCCGGAGTTGGGCCAACCGTAGCCGCGTTCTAGGCTACAGTCCGCACAAATCCAGACGTTACTTGCTAAGTTTTCGAGTGAGGGACGTTCTAATGGCTTCATTCATTTCAGTCTCCTTCCCACCGAAGTTCCTTGGCAAGTATTGAATTGCGTCGAGCGGAATCATTCGGTTCCCATTATTGAAGTAAACCAAATAGGCCCCTGAGATAAGTTTGAACTTAGTGCAGGCGCGGTTCATAAAAATGTAGTAATGCTCCGGGTTCAAGGCGCTCGGGTTGATTTTGGCATTTTGTAGGATTTTATGAAGTCCTTGGAAGCCTTGTCTCAAGTCTGATTCGAGAAACAGTCTAGCGATTCTCATTTAATTCCCCCAGGACACGGCGGACGTTTGAGATTGAGCATTTGACGATGAACACGGCATCGTCCGTGTGTAGGGGGATGTCAATGACTGTGGGGGCCTGGGATTTCTTAGTGGGCTTTAGGGATTTGCGGAATCGGTAGTACGAGACCGCTGAGATTCCGTGTTTCTTACAAAGGTCGTGGATGCTTCCCTCCCAACCTTTGCGTTCTTTTATGATATTGCGAACAGCAATCGCTGTAGCTTGTGTCATTTTGTACCTCAGTGTGCGTGTTTAGAACCACTTTTAGTGGTTGACGATATGCCACAGGTCTAGTCCCATTGCAATAGATCAGGTAAATGGTACAAAATTGTATTCAGGGGGAATATTAGTGCGAGAACTTGTGACGGAATTGGAAGAACCCAGTCGTCGGGACCAACTATTGGCGTGTTTTAAGGAAGATAGCAAGTTTTACCGGGCGGCCACAGAACTTCCCGAGGAATACATGCTCAAGGACGAGGTCGAGTTGGGGAAGTTGTTTCGAGTGACCCCCCTCGACTACGCAATGAAGAAACAACTATGGACTAGGTTTTGCGAGTGCGAGAACGTCGGGATTTATAAACTAAAAACGACTGATATTTTTGGCGGTCTTTGTACGAACTCGTATTTCTACAAAGAGTTAATCGAGAACCCCGCGCGGGTCGCGTGGCTCATTACTCCGACGGTCGATACTCAAGCTTTGATTGAGGAAGCGTACAGGTTTTCGTTCCAAAGGGTGCGGGATGATATTCTAACCATGCCGGTTACGGAAAAGTCCGCCCCCATCCTATTAAAAGCCTTCCAATACTTCGCAGATAGGCACCTAGGTCCTATGATTCAGCGAATTGAATCAAAGAACCTCAACGTGGAGGTACAGGGCGGGAAAATGGAAACGCCTACGGACCCGCATGAGATTGAGGCCAAGCTTCGAGAGATTCGCGCCAAACTTCTTCCCACTAAAGACGTGACTCCAACCAATGAGTGACTGGACGCGGGACGAGTACAATAAAAAAATATCCGAACTCAAGGAACTCGAAGAACTGCAAAGGTTCCACGACGGGCTCCCCCATTTGTTCGGGTTTAAGTTCTACCCGTGGCAGCGCAAGGTTTGGGATTCGATTCACCGGGAAGTTTTCGTGTGTTCGGCTAACCAAGTGGGGAAAAGCACGGTCGCGATTCGAAAGAATATCAGGCTTGCGACTGAGCCCACACTTTGGCCGAAGTTTTGGCCGGGACTAGCGAAGGGTCGGGTCCCGAATTTGTTTTGGTACTTCTACCCGACGGCGGCCTTGGCCACAACTCAATGGGAAACGTCGTGGCTTCCGCTCATGCCTCAGGGGGAGTTCAAAAATCATCCTCAATTTGGTTGGGACGAGGAATACGATAAGGGGCATATCAAAACGGTACGGTTTAGGACCGGGGTCCAGATACAGTTCAAGACCTACTCAATGAAGGTTCGGGATTTACAGGCGGCGTCCGTGTATCACGTGACGGCCGACGAGGAACTTCCCGTCGAGTACTTGCCGGAGTTGTCCGCGCGTCGTAATGCGACCGATGGGGCGTTTCTCATGGTCTTTACGGCGACACTTGGGCAATTGCATTGGCAAATGACCATGGAACCGCCAACCGACGCTGATGAGCGCCACAAGGACGCTTTAAAGATTTGTGCGTCACTCTACGACTCGCAATTCTACGAAGATGGGACGCCGTCGATTTGGACTGACAAGAAAATCAGGGCGGCAATTGCCAATTGTCCGACGGACGCCGAAATCAAGCGCCGGGTTATGGGAAAGTTCGTTCTTGCGACGGGATTGAGGCTTGAATCGTTCAATCACGACCGAAATCGCTCGGAACCGCATCCCATACCTAAGACTTGGGCTCATTACGGGGGCGTGGACCCCGGTTCCGGGGGTCAAAGCGGGCACCCGGCCGCTATGGTTATCGTGAGTGTAAATCCTGATGCGACTGAGGGTCGGGTATGGAAAGCGCGTAGAATGGACGGAATTCCCACC